GCCTTTATATTACGCTTTTAATGGTAGTGATAGTTCTAATAATTTAAAAGTTGATTTATCTCCAGTTCCTACAGAAGCACATACCATTTCATTTGATATTGTAAAACCTCAAGATGATTTAACTTTGGCTGCAACAGTATTAAAGATACCTTCAAAGCCAGTAATACTTGGTGCATGGGCTAGAGCAATATCAGAGCGTGGTGAAGATGGTGGAACACAATCTAGTATTATGGCACAAGAAACTGGAGAAGCACTTAAACAAGCAATAATATTAGATAGTGGAAATACACAATACGAATCAGATTGGTTTGTAAATGAGAATCACTCTCATGGAACAGTTAATTTTAGATAATGGCTAAACAACTAGACTATTTACCTTTAGAAAACTTTGGTATTAATGGATTAAATTTACAAAGTAATCCTGCAACACTAGACCAAACATATCTTACAACTGCTGATAATGTAGTTATGAGAGAGTCTGGTAGAATATCTTTTAGAAAAGGTTTAAAACAAAAAGTAGTTCCTACTGGTACAGCAATAGGTTCTATGGTGGAGCATAATGATTCTGGTACTAATAAAATATTTGCTAGTCACGGTACTTCTATTTACACAGTGGATTTTACAACTCCTAATGCTGCCTTTCCTAGTAGTGGTGCTGATGTTAAGCATACCGTTGCTAATAGTACAGGCAATTGGCAGTTTATTAATTTTAATAAAAGATTACATTGTGTACACACAGGAGTAGTTCCTCAAAGATATGATGGAGCACAAAGTTCTGGCTCAAGATGGGCAGCACATACAACAGACCCAGCGTCTATAAGTACGCTATTTGACCCTAGTTGTGGTATGGGTGCATATGGAAAAGTTTGGGTAGGGGGAGTTACAGAAGCCCCAGATGTATTATTTTACTCAGTTTTGCTTGATGGTGATGATTGGACTGGTACTGGTTCTGGAAATATAGATTTAAAAACTGTATGGGGTAATGATGAAATAGTAGCTATTGCACCTTTCTATGGTCAATTAGTTATATTTGGTAAGAACAATATTGTAATTTATGATGGCCCAGAGTCAGGTGGAACACTTGTACTTAATGAAGTTATTAAAGGTGTGGGTTGTGTTTCTAGGGATAGTGTACAAGCTATTGCTGATGATTTGGTATTTTTATCAAAAACAGGTTTAAGGTCATTAGCTCGTACAACAGAAAAAGATAAATTACCTTTACAGGATTTATCTTTAGCTATTAAAGATACATTAATAAGAAACATTGCTGTTAGTACAAATGTTAAATCAGTATATTTAGAAAACGAAGGCATATACCTTATGACTTTCACTGATAAAAATATAACATATGTTTTTGATTTTAAACATAGAACTCCAGCAGGTACACCTCGAATAACTACATGGACATTTGGTAACGACAGAGAACCATCTTCCATGATACAATCAGTATTGTACGCAGGATTAATAGCAGGACAAAAAGATGGTGGTATAGCAGGATATGAAGGTTATTTTGATACGGATTTGGCTTGGGTTAGTTCGGCAGCTAGTTATACTAATGCTCCTATTACTGCTGATGTATCTAGTATATGGATTAGAATGGGGCAAAGCGTTACTGCTTCTTTATTAAAAAGAATGATATTAGTTTTAGAAGGTGGTTCTGGTGCAACATTAGGTTTGCGTTGGTATAAAGATTATAGTATTAATTCATCTACAACAACTGATATTTCTTTACAACCTGCAACAAGTGGTTCAACAGCATTGTGGGGAGCGTCTACATCTTTATATGGTGCTTCTAAGTTTACACCTATCTATGGTTTACAAGAATATACAACACCATTAACAGGTAGTGCTAAACATTTAAAGCTAAACATATCTATTTTAAGCAATGGATATAATACTTCAATACAAGACTTGGCAATAATTTCAAAACAAGGGAAAATACGATGAGTAATTATACTTTAGCAGTCAATTGGTCAGGAAAAGATGCTCTCTCAGATAGTGATGCTGCGAAAGTTATATCTGGTTCTGATTTTAATACTGAATTTACAACAGTAAGAACAGCAGTTAATTCTAAAGCTAACCTTAATGGTTCTGCTTCAGAAGGTTTCGCAATAGACGATGCTACAGTAGCAGGTACACTTACAGTAGGTGAAACACTTACTGTAACTGGAATACCAACTATACCTACTGCTGCACAAGGAACAAATACAACACAAGCAGCAACAACAGCCTTTGTTACAACAGCAGTAGCAGCTTTAGATGCAGCAGCAATTAATGCTATTGTATATCCAGTAGGTTCTATATATACAACAGTGTCAGCAACAGCACCAGCTACTCTTTTAGGTATGGGTACTTGGGTGGCTTTTGGTGCAGGTAAAGTTCCAGTAGGTATTGATGCCAGCCAAACAGAGTTTGACACAATAGAAGAAACTGGCGGAACAAAGACACATACACTAACCACATCTGAAATGCCTGCACATACACACACAATTCCAACAAAAGGAAGTGGTGGTAGTAGTTATAATCTTGATTATGTTACAGGTGGCGATACAACAGCATCTAGTTCAACTGGTGGTGGAGCAGCACACAATATTTTACAACCATATATCGTAGTGTATATGTGGAAACGCACAGCATAGGAGAAAGAAATGGGATATGACAAAGAAGCATATGGAAAAATGGGTAAAAAAAGCTTTAAACCAAATACACCTACAGCTATGCAAAACTATTTAGATGATAGTCAAACTAGAAAAGGAGTACAAGCAGTAGTAGATAAAGAAAAAACAGGTAGTTTTCCATTTAACATTCCTTTTGGTGGTGGCGGTGGTGGTGATACGGGTCGTTTAGCACAAGAAGAGTATGATAGACAAATAGCACTTATGGATAAAGCTGCTGAAATGGGAGCAGGATATTCTAGTGATAATACTCTGGGTACTACCGATATAGATTACGAAAACAAAATGATAACTGAGAGGTTATCACCAGAATTACAAGCACAATATGACACCCTACTTAAACAAAGTGGTGGAGCAGGTGGTAGAATAGCTGCAATGGATGGCGACCCATACGCTATGCAAATGTATTTGTATAATCAAAACAAAGACCTTCGTGCAGGTGAAGCTGCTGATTTAAGAAATGCTACTATGGAGCAACTAAAAGCAAAAGGCATGTTAGGGTCAACTGGTGGTTCAGATTTTTATGGAAGTGTAGAAGATTCTATTGCAGCAGCAGATACAGAAGCATTTAATAACGCTTTTGCACAATCACAAACCTTATATGACATGGAAAGAGCAAGACAGACAGGTGATATAAGCACAGCTATGGCAATGGGTTCAAAACAAATACCATACATACAAGCAGGTACAACACAAGGTGCTTCTATACCAATTAAAAATATAGAGGGAGTTAGTGCTGCTTCAAGAAATATATTTGGAGTAGCGTCAGCAGAAAGCATGGGCAAAGCTAAACAGAAAAAAGGCATATGGGATTCCTTGTTAGGTAGTGGTGGTTTGCTTGGTGGAATTTTTGGATAGGAGATAATAATGGCATACTCAGATTACACAGGAATGTTTGGAGATAAATATAGTACAGCAGCAATGTTAGATGATAATCGTGTTTCAGAAGCACAAAGCATGGGTCAGCTTTCAAGTTATGGTATGGGTCAAGCAAGTGCTTTCTATCAAGCTTCTATGGGTAGTCCATTTGCAGCAGCTATGATGCAGAAACAACATCCATTGATGCAGAAACAAGATATGCTTTCTGAGATAAGAAGTAGGCATCCAAACCCAGATACAGCAGAAGAGTTACACGCATTAGCTAATGAATTAATGGAGCATTTTCCTGAATATGGTATCAAGGTTAAAGAGGCTGCAATTTCTGCAACGAATAAAGCACTAAAGGATAATAAAGCAACTAAAGACCAGATTGCTAGTATTGGAAATCATCTTACATTAGGTCAAAATAGCGACCCAATGATTGATGCGTTTCTTAGTGGAATAAATGAAGGTTGGGATGATTTAACATTCACAGAAAAAGAACCTTTTAGAAAAACAATTAGAGGGAAATTTGGTCAAATAATAAAAGGCTATGAACATTGGCTAACAACACAAAATTTGTCGCCAGATGATGTTAATAATATGGTGTTTACTCCAGAAGGAAATCAAAAAAATACAGGGATGTTTAAAGAATATCTTGGTGGGATAAAAGATACGAATCCATTTGCAGCACACTTATATGGTATGAATGTACAAATATTTAATAAAATGGTTAATGGTGGTGGTGTACAGACTAATGGCTCTATGAGTAGTGATGGTAGTGATATTAAGAAAGATGATGTAGATAACTCAGTTTTCTTTGAATCAACGATTAAGGATGATGAGAAACAAACATCAGAAATGAGTCACCATGAATATCTAAAAAAATCAAATAAAGCCAGTATGGAATTAATGGGTGGATTAGATAAAATCTGGTGGTCAATGGCTAATCTTTCTGGAGCAGGGGTTATGGAACAATACCTAAGTCCAGCAGAATTAAAAGATGAGATGAAAGAAGATGAGGTTCAAACATGGATAAGAAAAGAAGCATTTAATCATTTTAAAGGACTTCCAAAAGAAAGGTTTGCAGCCTTTCAAGCAGACCCATTCAAGTATTATAAAACATTTATTCTGTTAGATGGTGATAAAGTTAGAGATAATACAGAAGAAGAAGTAATTAAACTCTGGGCATTATAAATGAGTCAAAGATTTGTAGAAGGTGTTGGTTTATTAACCATAGATGATGGTCTGTCTGAGGAAGAGATACAGACAAATATAGATTATCACCTTTCTATTACACCCAAATATAAAAAATCAACATTTGCTGATGGTTTTAATGATACACAGTCTATGATATATAGGTGGTGGCAGAAACTTACAGACCAAGAGAATGAAAAGGGTAGATGGCTTGAAGGTCAAACAAAAGAATGGGCTCAAAATATTGGCTATTATGATTCAATAGCATTAGAAAAATATTATTCTGAAATTGCAAATGTAAGAGCATTATCATCTACAGAAGAAGCTGATAGACTAGGCAATCGTCAAATTATGGCAGAGTTTACAGAAGATATGAACTATGTTTATGAGAATAAAAATGGTGATGTTACTGATGTACAGAAAAAATATGGTTACACTCCAGAAGATATTGGTGTAATAGATGGAATAATGGCTATGGCTCAAAACCCTTCTGCTACATTAGGTGCTTTTGCAGGTATGCTTTTAAAAGACCCAGAGATGTTGTTAATAAATTTTCTAAGAATACCTAGTGCTGTAGCTAGGGGTTCTGAGATGGCAAGAAAAACCATTACACAAGCTACTAGAATAAAGCCTAAATATGTTCAAAGAATGGAGAGCATTATAGGTAACAAGAGAGCAGTAGCTATGGCAGGTAGGGGTGCAGAGGGTGCTGTCTATGGTGGAGTATATGAGGCATTACATGACATGACATTCAAGGGAAAAGTAGACCCTAATAATGTTAAAAGAGGTGCTGCTTTAGGTGCTTTATTAGGAACAGCTTTTGGTGCTGTTACTAAAACAACATCTAATAGTTGGTTTGTTGATAGAGTGGGTTCTAAAAATGCAGAAAGAAGATGGACTCATGTTAATGAACCTGCACCAGCAAGAAAGCCAAGTATTTTTGACCCAAATAAAGTTCCTAAAAATCCAAAGCCTAGTCCATTTAAACCAGTACCAAAAGATGCTGAATTACCAGAAGGATTAACACATCAACAAAGGTATGAGTATTGGAAAAATAAAGCAGTAAAACATGGAACTAAAGAGGGTGAGGGTTCGCAGTTGCCTAGAGAAAAATTTGAAAAGCGAGTTGCCAATACTGTTAAGAAAATGCTTAAACAGAAAAATCCAGATGGTAGTAGATTATTTACAGTTTTAGAGGCAAGAGGTTTAGCTGCTCGTCATCATGCTGAAGTTCTTATTGGAAAACAAAAGCCAAAAAAATGGGGTGAGATAGATTTCAATCGCACAACACATCCTTCTAAAAATAGAAGATGGGGTGAGAAAGAAGAAATTGATCTCGGTAGAAAAAATACAGAGCGACCAGATTATGAACCACCAGTTAAAAAAGCTGGTGAGTATGATAAGCTTTTACCAGAGGTTGATATTACTAAAGGTCTTGTTAAGACACCTTCAATGGGTAAGATTGCTAAAGC